CCGACATAATGGTGCCGCCTTGTTCAAAGCGAGGAGTTGCCGCGGCAACCCCACCAGAAGTTGCCGAAGCTTTAAGTGCAGCAGCAGTTCCGCCGCCAAGTATACCAATGCCTGCCGACGCAAGCAAAGCGGTACCTATCGGAAGTGAAGTTCCCATTGTAAGAGGAGCAGCAATAATAGCCGCGACACCGGCAACAGCGAGACCAACTCTCATAAATGCAGATGCTGCAGAAGATGCATCACCCAAGAATTTTGCAAAATCACCTAGGTACCCTATTGCAGGAACTAAGAAACCATCAATAAAAGGCTTTGCATCAATTATTAGTTGGTTAAAAGCGTTGGTCAACTGCTCCATCGCGGACTGTGCTTGTCTGGCTGCTTCGGCTACCTCTTGTTGATTCATTCTTTGAATCTCAAGCTCTTCATTTGATTTGCCTAGAAGCTCAATAGTCTCAGACGTTGAGAGTCCTAAAGCAGAAGCAAACGCTTCTAGTTCAGCACCACCCAGATCCTCAATAGATTTGCCTGCTTGGTCAAATCCATCACGAAGCATCTTGATTCCTTCAATTGGATCCTCGTAAGCTGCGTTTAGCATGTCGATAGAATTTAAGAATGGTCCACCCAAGATGGCATTGAACCGACCAACAATCCTACCGGCTTCATCAAAAGTCTTAAACTTATCGACAACCCCCACAAGAGTTCCCAACTCTGTGCCGAGTGCCTTTGCGGCAACTGCCATCTCTTCAAACACTTCCTGCCCGTCTTCGCCAAAGCGAACAATAAAGTCTTTGTTGGCTGCGAACTGACCGCCCAATACGTCTATATCAACTCCCAAAGATCTTGCCGTTGAAGCCAAATCAATAAGAAGGTCATTAGCTTCTCCTACATCCATTCCCAATGTTTGAGTAGCAGTCTGAATAATTTTGGCTTGCGTTCCAAAACTAAATCCAAGCTTCTCAAGCTGAACGGTTGTTTGAGTTATTTCTTCTTGTTGCTGCTGAGTAAGGTAAGTAAAGTCTGTGAACTCGTTCTTTAGGGACCTAACAGCGCCCGCGACGTCTTCTAGAGATACGCCAGCTGCAATATTTGCCAAAGCAACATCGCGAATAGTTTCATTAAATTCATCCCCGGCACCTGTTTGAGCCTTGAACTGGGCAATAACTTCATCTTGCCGAAGTCCAAATTGAACCAGCATGTCAACAGCTTTTGCCCCAACAGCTGCCAGCTGACCTAAAGCAAGTTTAGGCGCCAATCCAGATTTGGCAAATTTTAATAAACTGAAGTCTCCTTGGCTGATTCCTTTTACCATTTTGCCAATTGAGGTTTCGAGACTAAGAAAACCTTGCGTTAAGGATTCAAGTTGAGTTTGAGTCGCAGCTGCAACCCTAGCATTTTGTTCATGCGCTTTCTGGTTCTCTCTTAGAGCTTCGGTATCTCTATTGATACTCTCTGTAGCAGCCTTGTATGCTGTTGTTAGGTCTCTTAGGCTATTCTCAAGATCCCCGACACTGTCCCCAGCAGCTTTTCTTTGCTCTATTAGGATTTTAAGCCTATTTATCTCGGCGCGCTGTTCGGCAGCTAGCTCTCTCTTTACCGCGAGTTGACGCTCTTCTGTTTCTAAAGCGGCTTTAATTTCTTCAAGTGTTAATGCCATTTAAAACTCCTAGTTTTTGAATGGCCACCTTAAGCCTGTTTCTAATTCAAACTTCTTAACTGCACTAGCCAAAGAATATTTAGAATTCATTGTTTTAGGATCATTTAGTCCGTGCTTAATATAAGAATCCATATATCGTTTTTCACTCTTAAGAGCTTTCATAAATGCGTCAACTTGAGAAGATGTGCCCGTTATATTCATTGGCACATCAAATCCCATGTAATATAGATCCAGCATCATGCTGCGAACCTTATTGGCAAATGCTGTATAGTAAGCTTCGGTCAGTGGCTTGCCAACTTGGTTAAGATCTATCGCTTGTTTTATTAAATCACTCATGAGTTATGGTCCCCGTATAAATATAAATAGTTCATAAAAAGAAAGAACTATCTTGTTCTTGCTTTCTCCATTCTCTCTTTCTGATCTTTGAACTCTTTTGACAATCTTTCAAGGAACCATCGTCGCAATGCAATGGGAAGATTGTATAGCTCTGTAAAGGACCACCCGCCGTGATGCTTAAGCAAAAAGAACTCTTCGTATACCGATTGTTGATATTTAGGAGTTAGGCCAAAAAAAGGCTGCCGTCATTGGCATGCCTACCTTTCCTTCTTCGTGGCAAAGGGGACAGTTAATGTCAAAACGAAGGTCAAGGTCTGGCTTTATAACGTCGTAAATGTTACGAAGATGTTTTACATCTGGCAAAGGCATTGATTCAACAAACTTATTAAGCAACTTTGGATCGGTGTGCTCATTTGCTTGAACAACAATAGACTTTAGAAGCCCTGTGATTGGACTTGCAGTGCCGTTGTTACCAGCAATCAAAGAAGCAATCCTTTTTTCATCTCGCGATGTCAGCAAACGAACAAAGATACGAACTTTGGATACTGGCAACTCAAATGAGAAGATACCCTGACCTTCTACTTGGACTCCCTCTGGAAGTTCATTGCCTCGCGGCTTAAGTTCGTTCAAATCAAAAGTGTAATCTGATTCTTTACCACAAGAAGGGCACGGTGCTGATACATCGTAAAAAGGTCCGAAGCCTGTAATTCTTGTTGCAATAAGAATCGCGCTCTTATCTCCCAAAAGCAAATCGCCAACTTTAATGTTGTTATTGATGATAACGGATTCTAATAAGCGATCAATCGCAAGCTCATTCCTAAGGAGCGCTTCCGAAGTTAGAATATCTTCTTCTTTGGCTGTCATGTGCTTGATTTCAATGACAGCTTGATTATGAAGCGGGTGTCCTTCTGGATAGAACAAACCTTTGCTCGGCAATTCAACAAATTCTGTTGGATTGACGAATGCGAAAAGGTCTGATGCTTCTGATATAGGGGGAGTTGGCGCGTCTGGTTGCGGTGCGCCCAACCGCTCTAGGTTATTCCTTCGTGACAAAAATCACCTTCTTTCTATACTATAATGCAGTCACAGCCGCTACAGCAGGACCGGACACATAATCAGCCCAATCATAGCGGAAACCAATCTCAATATTAAGGAGACCATCGTCTTCGTAAGTTAAATCACCAAATGTAGCAGAAGTAATGAAAGCGTTGTTAAGTGTCCAAGTGCCAACCAAACCACCTTGACCGTTCAACTCTTCAATAATAACATTACCCAGCTGATTAACAGCATCGAACTTGTTTACAGTGCCAGGAGCCTGTGCTGGGTTGAAGAAAACATCTTCCTGAACATCAGGCTTGAGATAACCAGAACCAACGAGAGCATCATAAAGAATCTTATTTCCATCAGGGTTAACAGCGTTAACGATTGTAGCGCTAACTGGGTTCCACTCAACAGTTCCCGGGTAGTAATAAGTGTTCCCTAAAAACTTGTGTGCGGTGTCAGTTACTGTGTATGATGGCTTTGTAACCCCTTTAGCAAGATACTGTTCAAATCTAAAATCGGCGTTAACGTCGGCTAGGTTTGGTAGTGTAAGCAAAAATCGATGTGCTCTTCTTGGTTCTGATAATGCTGATGTCCAAAATGGCATTTAATTAGTCTCCTGTAAGTCCTATTATTATATAGTGCGGGGAGCCGTAACTCCCCGCATTTTATTAATCGTCAAACGATGCTCCCGTTCTTGTGATGTTGAAGTCAATCGCAATGAACTCGATTGCTCTTGTTGGCTTCAAGTAAATCTTTGCATATAGAATGTTTCTATCTACAAGATCAGGTGTTGTAGTAGTATCGTCAAGAACAACTCTGTAGTCGGAAAGACCAAAGTTTGTCTTAACATCGGCCAAGAAAGGATTGACCTGTGCAGTAAAGCGCTTCCAAGTCTGCTGAACGTTTGGATCGAAGAGCAAGCCAGATGCAATCTGGGAAATGCGCTTCTTAACAAAGATCATTAGACGGCGAACATTGATGCGATCCAAAGCAGATGGCGTAAGCTGCAGTGTCTTCTGACCGAAGATTACAATACCTTCTGCTGGGAACTTCGCGATTGGGTTAATGTTCGCTGAGTAAAGATCATCGCGATCCTTTCGGCGTAGCTGGTGGGCTACGTCAACAACCGGAATGCCTGCGGAGCCTTCTGTGAGACCACCGCGGTTGAAACCAGCTGGTGCGAACCAAACCTGTGTTCTACGCTGTGAGCTAGAGAATGTACCAACAGCTGCTACAGACGGCGGAAGCCATACAAAAGCACCGTTGATTGTGTCTCTTGCTCTAACCCATGGATAGTAAGCACAACCGTAAGAAGAGTTGAGGTTTCTATCGCGCAGACCATTAACCAATGTCGTAATGGTAGAAGGCGTGTTTAGACGATCAATCGAAGTGCTATCTTCTCTCGGCTGGAATGCCGATGGAAGGTCAATAACTGCGAGAGCATCTGCACGATCCTCACATGTTCTTACCAAGTGAGTTGTGAGACCATCCTGAGTCTGACCTGGGATGGCAGCCAAATTCATTTCAACAACCTCTGGATCCGCGACTGAGTCGATTGCTCTTCTGATAGAGAAGAAAGAGTAGCTTGTTGTATCAGATGGAGCCCCAGGCATTGCTGCAGATGTGAAAGGATCCATTTCAGTAATGTCAAGACCGTCGAAACCACCGTAAAGCGGAACTGTGAAACGATCATAACCTGCGTCGAGTACACCAGAAATTGCTCCATTAACGAATGTCAATGAATTTGAAGTAGAGGAGCCTTCGGACCAAACACCAGAGCCTGAAATATCATCAAGTGTGAATGTTGGTGATAGCGAGGCGCTAAGACCAGTGGCTGCTGTAAACTGCCCAACAATACCGCCGCGCGGCCGAAGAATGTCGCCTACCGAGCGAGCGTATACTGTGCTAGCACCGTCGCGTGCAGTCTGCAAGCCGAAGTAAGCATCTGTTGGGTTTGCAAGGTTGCCCTGTGTAGCGTTAGCACGCAGTAGTGGGCGTGGGTAAGCAACAGAAGCAGTCAAGCCAGAACCAGAGATAATGAACGGAGAGTTCAACTGGTAATCTGCAACCGGGCTGTACTCGCCATCTCTGATTGGGTTGACAATACTTCCAGTAATCCAATTACCTTCTGTAGTAGCGGCGCCGGAACCCAATGAAGCTTCATCTGTGTACTTTACGATGCCTTCGAAACCGAAAGGAAGAAGTGCTGCGTTTGTGAACCCAGCGTCTACATCGGAATTCATATCAATGTAAATGTAAGCAGAATTGTTTGGATAGTTACCATACTCTCTGTAAAGTCTGTCTGACTCTACCCAAGACTCGTACTTATCACCAATCTTGCGCGCAACGTAGTTGAGGGAGTTAGGATTCAAATCACAATTGTTGAACTGCTCAACAACACGAACAACGTTGTCGCTGTCGGAGATGTGTCGCACTACAACAGAGAAGGTACCATAATCCGAATCCTCGCTTGGAGAGCGCTTGATATCCTGAATGGAAATCTTGAGATTGCTGCTTGTCCAATCGCCGGCTTCACCTCTTGCAACAAACTTGAACAACTTCTTCGGAGTTTCAGATGGATCCAACTTTGAGGCAATAACGAATGGTGTTTCAGCTGGCTGCAGCTGATACTTGAAATCATCGCCGGTTTCAGTGCCACCTTGGAGGCTGACCTTGACTACTGCCGCGGCCACACCGTTCGAAGGAGTAGAGATAATCTCATCAATGTGCTGGTCAAAGGTCTCACCAAGGAAATAAGTCTTTCTTTGCGAAGCATCGGTGATTCTAGTATTTGTTAGCTGTGGGTTTGTGTTAAATACTTTACGAATGTACTTCGAATCGCCTCTTGTAAAGTTGAATGTAATCTTTTCCTGTCCCGAGCCTGAAACGATCAATGCAGTGAACTCTTTGTTTGTTCCGCCAGTTGCGGATGTAAACAAAGCGTCGGAGCCCGTAAGCGAACCAACACTACTAGAAAATGCTGTGTTGCCTGTGGTTCCAGCACCAGCTGATGAAGAAACAATGGAGCCGCTTAATTTTACATCTGTTCCAGCATCTGTGTAAAAAATAGCTGCCAAAGCACCAGAAACACTAAGGGCGCTGGGAGCGCTGGAGGAGTTTCTTGTAAAGAGAACCAATCCATAAGCTTCACCTCCCAATGTCCAGCCAGCTTCATCAAGACCAGACTGATCGTCAGTGACGTTGTCCGACTCGGCGCCAAGCAAACGAATGTAAGTTAAAGGAGAGCTATTTCGGAGATAAGCTTGTGCGGCATACATGCCATAAGTCGTAGCCGTCGTGTTGGCGCCCTGTCGCCATACATCGTCACCGGCATTGCCCGGGCTCGGGGTGCCGAAAACATTTACAAACTCTTCAAAAGAGTTAACTGTTGTTGGTCTAAGTGCGGGTCCCTTTGCGGCACGTCCAATGATAACCGGACCAATCCCAGCTGGCGAAGCGGGAAGCTGTGAGTTATCAATTTCGTTTACGAAAACGCCGGGGGATACAAATCGGTAATTCTTAATTGACATTCGTTATTATCTCCTACATTGCGAAAATGTTCAAAGTAAATAGTGTTAAGTAGTATGAAGAGAATTATTCTCTGTAAAAACCATCTTTAATGTTTTGAGGGATATCTCCCACTATTGTCCTTTCTCTTCCAAGTTTTATATCAACAGCATTTTGGCGTTTGACAATCTTTGGTTTTTCTTGGTTTTCGCCTTCTCCTATAAGATAGCCAAGAGTTTCAATGTTGATATTTGTTTCGTAGTTTCTTTGCTCCATACCAAGATTTGCTTGATTAGAGTTATTGGCAAAACCGCCATCAATAAATATCTCGTAATAATGGCCCTCTGCCTCGATACGCTTTGGAGTTCTTGAGTTGCCCGGAATCGTGATGAATGGACGAATAAGCTCGTTCATTTGTTGCTGATACTCGGTGCGAATAGAAATTTCATATGTTACCTTAACCCAGGTAGGAATTGGGATGGTTATCGTTTCATACACTGTTTTAGCGGTTGACATGTTTCTTTTATTCGTGTTGAGCATCTTGCTTGAAACGTTTTTATCTGGACCGTATTTTCTATTAGCCTGTGCATTTTGAAACTCTGCTGTTTTCTTTTGGTTTATTTGGCGAGCCACAGTGATTGTGCCGCCCTTTTCGTCGTTAACAGGATACAAGTTTGCAAATACAGTTCCTCTGTAGTTTTGTTCTTTAGTAACATTAGATCTATTGACAGTTATTAAAGGAAGAATCAAAGTTTCTTCTTTATCTCTTAGATCTTTATTGTTTTTAATTTGAAAAGCGCGCTCTGCTGTAACCCATAAAACAGGAACCTTCTTGAAACCATCGTTAGTCGTGGTGAAAAGATTAAGTTCTTCATCAACAAATCGAAGCATTGCTCTATCAATCGTCTCTAAAGACGAAGGCATAAACTCAATTTCTTGAAGTTTTGCCGCAACTTCCTTATCACCAACATAATCGAATCGTTGGGAGCGTTTATCCTTTATTTGTCTTTCTGTTCTTTTACTACGCGACATTTAATTATCCCACGTAAATGCCAGCTGGGATATTCTCAAGAACCTTCCTGCCAGAGTCCTGCATTGAAGAATCAATTTCAGCCAGCTTGTCATATGTTGTATCATCAAGAATAACCTTAAGTTCATCTCTCAACTGATCCATTTCGGTTCTAGCCTGCGATAGTAGTTCGGAGGCATTCAAAGTTACTGATTCGCCCGGAATTGGAACGGTTGCAAACTTGCCTCTTACCTGTCCTAGGATTTCTTTTGTTAGAGCCAATGCAAATCTGCGGATCCACTGCTTACCAATAGCATTAATGTTTTCGTATGGGATGTTCTCAAATGGAAGTGTGTTAATGTTGTTAACACCCTTTGCGCCACCATCTATTCCTGGCTGGTCGTCCCAAGGTTCATACTGATTATTAATTGTAAACTGAACCCAGAACTTCTCTGGTGAAGTTGAGTCAGGCACCGGAAAGATTCTTAACTTGTTGTCGTGAATCTCATAGGAGTAATGTGACACTCTTGTCCAAAGCGCATCTTCGTAAGCCATCGCTTGAAGTTTGTTTTGCCAAGTTGGGACAATTTCAAAGCTAGAATCATCAGCGTATTGTCCATAAGTTCTTAAGTTTCCGACAACGGAGAAACCACCATAGTAGCCATAGAATCTCCACATTGCTCGTGGAGTCTTGAAGAATACTTTTCTAATGGTTATTCTTTTATCTCCGACCTGTTGGAAGTAAGGGACAGATGAGCTATTGGCCGAAGATGCGGAAATGATAGTTTGTAAATTGTAATCCTGTTGATTAACCACTCTATCTACCGATGCAGAATAAATTGGTGTTGTTCCGCCAAAACCAGCCTCGGTGGCAAGACCTTCTGAAATCCTGCGAACATAACCATAATCAAACTTTGGATAACGAAGGGCAATATCTGACCCGGATAGAGAGCTTCCTGATACAATCTGACCGTCCTCGTCAAAGGATCCGGTTGTTGCACCAAGATAAGAAGAAAGAGAATTCTTTGTTTGAAATAAGTTTACCAAATAAGAATATTCTAAAACTGCTTCTTCGTAAGCAGCGTATACGTTTCCTTCTGCCAATTCAATATCCAACACATCGCCGCCCAACTTCTTATAAGTGTAAGCAACTTGATCAGCGGCGCCAGATAAAAACGCTGTTGAGCCTGCGTATATAGCGAACGGCAACGTTGCTGCTACATTTGCTGCGGCTCCAGTCACCGGAAGAATATTAGCATTTGATGTTGATGCTGGGTTTAAATTTGGAATTGCCATGTAAGAATCCTCTTTTTGCTCTATTAATAAATAGAAAGCCCCACCTCAAAAGAGGCAGGGCTTTCATTATTTTGACCTTAAGTCAGGCTAGGACTATACGAGTCCTCTGCAGACAACCAAGCCGTACATGTCCGGACGGACCATCTTCTTGGCGTAACGGGTCATGACACCCTTACGAGGTACGAAGTCCTCTACACCGAAGATTGTAGGTGTGGTCTGTAGTGGTACGTATGGTGCGTACACGTAGCCGCTCTCAAGGAAGCTGGAGCCACGTCGACCAACGAGGATCAACTGACGTGGGAAGTATGGGTCAACCATAACATCAAACTTCTTGGAGAGGGAACCAACGCGAACAGCGCCGATATCACCGCGATCAGCATCGGCTGTAACGTTTGCACGGAAGCCAGCTGTGAACTCAAGGATGTTGGCAACTTCTGGTCCGCAGACGACGAAGTTGGCAGCACCGCGAAGAGTCTTGCGGTGGATCTGAGCGGAGACGTCGTTGATTGTCTCAACGAGTGTCTCGTACCACTCGGATACGTTACCAGTGAAGTCAGCTACACCGGAAGCCAAAACAGCACCTGTCTCTCGGTTTAGGAACTCACCTGGGTTACGGGACCAGTAACGTGTACCAGCCTCTGCACCACGTACAAGATCCTCAAGGATCTCGCGATCGATCTCTAGAGCGATCTGCTCGGAGAGGATCTGTGTAAGCTCAACCTCGGCGTCAAGGTTGTGGTAAGCGTTGAGGTCTTGACCCAACTCTGGTGTCCACTTAGCCTTGAGCTTCTTGGTTACAGCTGTGACTGCTACGGAATCGACACGGATGTCGATCTCGGGGATGTCTTCACTTCCCTCAAGACCCCAATCGGCAGCGCCGACGAGGGAGCCAAGGGCACCACCAGCGTTGAAGTTGTCTTCCATAGCGAATGTGATAGCAACACCACCACCAGAACCACTTGCGAGTGAAGCGGAAAGGGCGCCGGCTGTTGCAGCTGCATTGTAAGAAACGAGTGTTAGCAAGATTGTATCACCATCATCAGCAACGATGTCATCAAAACGAGTTAGACGACGAACCAAGTTTTCATTAGCAGAGCCTGTGTAAGTAATAGTAATGAAGTCGTTAGGGTTCAATTCAGAACCAGCGGCTGTATCAACAGCAGCCTTGCTGATTGTACCAACAGCGAATGTAGAGCCAGATGGAAGATCTGGATCGAACTCTAGCAAACGGTCAACGTTGAAGCCAGCGGTTGGGAATGTACCGTTGCCAACAACAGAGCCTGTACCAACTACACCGAAAGCAACAATTGTAGGTGTTAGGCTTACGGAACCTGTTGGAGAGGAGTAGCCGTTGTTGAGTGCGTAAGGACCACGCTCGGCGTTGTCTTCCGAGAGAAGAACACCACCTGTGATCTGGGAGCCAACTCGGCCACCACCGTAGACTGATGTGTTTGTCTGGTAACCAAGACGTGGGTTATCAGCAACAGCACCATCACCAATCTCTGTGGAGAAGGTGAAGTCAAGGAAGAAAATGAGACCTGATGGAAGGCTCATTGGCTGAACGCTAACAAGATCGTTGGCGATCAAGGAACCGAATACTCGGCGTACTAGTGGGAATGCAACAGCTGCAAAACCCTCAACGTCTCCAGCAGCCATGCTGGAAGACTCACGGAGAAGCTCTTTTGCCTGATTCTCAAGCAAACGGGCCATACCGTTCTTCTGGTTATCGTCGGAAATGCCCTCAAGAAGACCAGTCTGCTCCCACTTGTTAATAAGTGCAGCACCCTCGGTCGAGAGGTCACGATTGACGATACCTTCTGTCAATCTTTCTACAATAGACATTTTTAATATACCTCCTGAATGTTATTGTTTATTTATTCAAACCTGCTAAACGCAGCATACGACCCATAGTTGGGTCTTTAGTTGCCTCGTTGTTTCTCTTAGAATTGATCAAAAGCGATGTAGGTCTTTGAACTGCTTCACGAAGTGTTTGTGGACGTGTTCTCTGATCAGGAGTGGACCCCACTGCGTTTTGAATTGTTTCAAAAATCATACTTGCTTCTTCAACAGAATTGGCAGATTGAACAGCCTCGACAATTTGTGCTTTTTGTCGCTCATTCAAGGAGGCGCTGCTCAAAGCCTTGTTTTGATAAACAAGCTTGGCGTTATCAAGATTCAACTTTGTAAGTTGATCCTTTGCTTCAACAATGAGAGCACGAAGCTCTCTGTTAGATTCTGTAAGTTCGGAGATTTTGGATTCGTAAAGAGCAGCGTCAGATACAACATCAGATGCTGTCTCCTCTTCTAACTCATCCTCATCTTGCTCCTCAAGGTGGGCAGCCTGGGCAGCTGCCATTGCATCATTGTTTGCTTGCTCAACGCTATTGTTAGCGGAGTTAACAGAAGACCAACCTTGTGGGCGCGGAACCATGTCAACAACTAGTTCTTCTACTAGTTCTTTAATAAACTCTTCGGATAGATTAAGATCCTCGTCTTCTTCTAGTGGCTCAACTGGTGTGGCGCCTAGTTCGGCGGCATCTTCCTTGGCATCGCGATTGGCCATCTGATCTAGTGGGTCGCCGCCTGCCATGTCTTCAGCCATCTCTAGAGCGTCGGTAAGGTCTCCCTCTCCAACAACTTCATCTTCCTCTTTTAAGCGCTCCTTAAGAGCATCAAAATCAATCTCAACAATTTCGTCTTCTTCAAGAGCATCTAACTCTTCGTTCTGGAATGCGTAAGGAACCTCGTCTGTGAACTCTGTAAGAGTGTCGTCTTCTTCTAGATCTACTGGAGCTTCCTCTAAGTCTTCTTGTTCTAGCAAAGTATCTAAAGCTTTCTTAACTTCTCCCGAATACTTCTCTAATACAACATTTTCAGCATTCTTTAATGCTGCTTCCTTAAGGGCTTTGGCGTCTACGATCGCCTCTTCTAACAGTGAAGACATACAAATACTCCAAATCTGATGACTCGTCAAAAATAAATAGTGTTTTATTTTTTCAAATGACTAAAACTATTGGATTTAGAATAATGTTACTTTTTGTGTATTTAGTGACTTATACATTAAAGAGCGGCATACTCAAACCCGTTGAAATTCCAATCAGTGATGGACCAAGTTACCTGAACATTTCCACCACAAGAGAGATAAGCGTAGCGCGCACCACCAGCACGGTCGAACTTTTTAGCAGTTCCAAATGTGCTCCATGTAGGCGATGCTCCGGAGCCGCCTTCATACCAAGTTACTGTTTCGCCAACAATCGTGAAGCGAATCCAATTGTAATTTGTGGTTGTTGCTGCAGTCGAAACCGGTCCCTGTGCATTGCTGTTTCCAACACAATACCCGGAAAGTCCTGTGCCGCGACCAACACGAATACCTACGAGACCTGCTTGGTTAGACGCGCCATCCTCGCCAGATCCAACCCCCATAAAGAATTGTGAAGTACCACTAGCCGCGGACGTCTTGACGCGGCAAGATACATCCACATCACCCATCATCGCGGTTGGCCACCATATACGAGAAGCAAGGTACCAAGCTGACCCATTAGCAGTCTCGTCTGCTGTATTGTTGGTGACCATAGTAAAATCTGTTCCATTATCATCAATAGAAACAAAATGGGCGCCTGGATCATGAACCGTGGCTCCGTTGGCTAGTGTAGCATCTAGGGTTGCACCATCTGCTATACTAGTAGGAGTTCCGGCAACAGGAGATAACCTTTTATCTAATTCGGTATTGCCTGCAGCTGCCTGCAGCAACCAGACGCCATTTTCAAATACTAATGCCATTCTATTATCCTTTTATGTAGTAGAGACGATTCCCCAACCATATCCTCTCGCTGAAGAAGAAAAGGCCGTAATTGTTAACGCGCCGTAATTTGTTTGGATCTTTGCAGCAGTCCCACCATCAATCTTTTGTGATCCCGAAGGTTTGACAACAACGTTATTAGTTGATCCAGATCCGAACAAATCTTTAACTGTGTAAGTTAAGCCAATTTGATCATCTGTTGTAATCCCGGGCAATGTTCCAGTGACTACAGATCCGGTACAATCTACGACAAATGTCTGAAAGCCTTCAATATTAAAATTTGAAGTTTGAACTTGTGATATAGCCTGATGATAGTCTGTACTGCGAAGTTTAAATTCACCCTCAAAAACATCAAGTAAATCTTTACCTCCGAATGTGTATCTTATGCCCTGACCAATATTGATAGAGCCGTTGGCTGAGGATGTTACCTCTATGCCCACAGATGCTGTGATTGTTGGGACAGACAATATATCAGAAGAGAATGTGAATGGAGAGTGGCTTGTGATTTGACCGTTAGTGGTTGATACCAACACTCTGTCTGCCGGTATGCTAGAAATATAAACGTCCCCTATATACAAGCCTGATCCCGAAATATTCACGGATGCTGAAATATCCCCCCCTACCGTAAGAGTATGGTCTGGGTTTGTGTTGTTAATACCCACTCTATTAGCCGAAGCTGAAATAAAAATTGTGTTGTCTTGTATTGTTTGATCTGTATCGTTCCCAATAAATAAATGACCTTTATCTAAGTTGGGAGTATCATTTGCTCTACCAGCACCACCAACTTTGATTTGCCCATTAGAACTAATACCATTGCGAACAACCTTGCCGATGTTTTGCACTAGGTTGCTAGAGCCTGTTGGTTTAACGTTAGTGAATGTACCCGCTGTTCCACCGGAGCCTGTGTTCACATAAAGAATATCACCTTCCGAGAATGAATGTCCGGGGGATATGTTGTTTAGATTTAAGCCGTCAAGAGAACCAAAGGTTGCAACTTGAGTGTTAGTATTATTGCTGGCCGAAAACGCACACAATCCAAAGGCGGGCATCTTAGCAGGGTCATCGCAAGCAGCAAGACCAATGGTCGGCGTTGTTCCCGATAATCCTTTGATATATACGACTTTGCCTTTTCCAATACCGCCAACTTCATCAACTTTGGCGACAAATAAGATAGCACCTTCCAAGTCGCCGTAGAATTCTTTGCCGTCTTCAAGGCGAACGTTGCCTGATATAAGAACATCACTTGTTGCTGGATCCCAAAGTAAATCACTAGAGCCACTTAGATCACCAGATACAGGAGAGTCAAATCTAAACTGTAAAGAATATTGAGGACCATCAGCAACTTCAACCGCTGATGCTGTAACGTTTGTTAGGTTTGATCCATCACCATAAAAGGCAGATGCTGATATGTTTGCGGATGCTGATAAGGATCCTGCACCGTCTGTTGTTAATAAAGCGGAGCCACTAAAGGATCCACTGCTATTGAATTGTATGTCTCCGTTAGAGCCTCCCGGTGATGTTGAGCCTCCACCCGGTCCATATACCCATCCTGACATATTGATTTTTCTCCTGCTTCCTTAAATAGTTGCTCAAAACTAAAAAGGGAGCCCCCCTTTCGGAGGACCCCCAATTTATTAGCAGGATTAACCAGCTAGTTCTAGACTAGACGATTCTCCAGTTGTCTGCTACAACGTATACCAAAGATACAGCAGCGTATGGGGACTCAAGGTCAATGGTGGATTCACCATCGATTGTGTGAGAACCCTGGCAGCTGATTCTAAGGACGTAGTCGCCAGAAATGTCACCAGCCTTAACGTGGATAACGTCACCAACGGATGGCGATGCTGGAAGATCAACACCTACGTTTGCTGCAGAAATGGCAGCGAAGTAGTTGTAACCTTCCTGAAGTGTATCACCATCAGCCTTGGAGTGAACATCGTTACCAGTAACGGAAAGCTGACCGGATGTGGCTGTAAGACCAGCACCTGCCATTGCGGATACGATATCAGCAAGGCTTTCCTTCTTTGTGCTGTTGTCAGTAGCATCGACAATAGCAACAAAGTCGGCACTCATGTCAACGTCAGCAGCTGTCAACTCGTTGAGGTCAAGGCTAAGAACAGCAGAAGATGCTGCAAGACCGTCACCTGCGAAGAGTGTAGCGAGATCGTCAATTGTTTCCTTCTTCATGGAGTCAGAATCATCTGAATCGATGAATGCGAAGCTGTCGCCGGAAGCGATTGCGCCTGCGGAGAACTCTGCGAGGTCAACCTCTAGAGCGTGGGATGCAAGAGCAATACCGTTACCAGCTACACTGGACTTCAACTGAATCTCATCAGACGCAATTGCGAAGGATGTGGAGTTGACCTGTACTTCTAGAACACCAGAAGAAGCTGCGAGAGCGTCACCAGCGATTGCAGTGGCGTAGTCAGCCATTGCGTCACGCTTCATTAGACCATCGCTGTCAAGGAAGTAGAAGCTATCTGCAGCTACGTCAAGTGCTGCATCAGCAACGCCTTCAAGCTCAACTGTACCGCCAGCGTAAAGGTTACCAGAACCAGAGATAGCGCCAACTACTGCGAGCTTAGAACCATCAAAGGTCAACTTTGAATCGTCTTCAAGCTCACCACCTGTACCGGCGAGAACGATACGACCAGAGGTCAAGTCCTCAACGATAGCAGTGTTGAATGTTGCACCACCGTCAACTTCAAGGGAGCTATCAAAGACAGCAGCCTCGTCAACAGAAAGTGTACCACGGATGTCTGTTGCGACACCTGTAGCAGCCAAGGATGTTGCACCAGCAACGTCAAGGGCACCGTTAAGATCAGCTGCACCAGCAACTGTGATACCAGCCTGCAAGTTCATTGCACCCTGGAAGTCAGATGTGCTGTTGAAGTCAGCAGCGCCATCAACCTGCATTGTGCTGTCGAATACAGCAGCTTCGTCTACGGAAAGTGTACCACGAATGTCTGTTGCAACACCAGAAGCAGCCAAGGATGCTGCACCAGCAACATCGAGAGCGCCATTGAGGTCAGCTGCACCAGCAACTGTTAGAGCGTCCTGCAAGTTTACAGCACCCTGGAAATCAGCTGTGCTGTTTGCGTCGAGTGCGCCACCAACTGTCATAATGCCATCGATGCTGAAGTTACGAGCACCAGACATGTCCTTGTTGGAATCTAGAACCATAGCCTTGGATGCGGCTGCGGTACCATCTGTGATGCCATCAAGCTTTTCGAGATCAGTTTCGCTCATGTCAGCGGAACCGATAACGAGGGAGAAACCGGATTCGATTTCTACGTTACCCTCTTGGAGAAGGGCACCTGAGAGGATTGCATCTCCTCTTTGGAATTTGTAAGCCATTTTTTATGTCCTCCTATAAAATGACCGAGACTATAAAACAAAAATTTAGGGTAACACTACGGAGGAGAGAGAATCTAAAATATACCCATATCAGTCTCTTGCAATATATACCCCTTGGACGAAGCATAATCAGAAATATTTTAAATTATTTTAGTAGATGAACCAATCGGATCCATCGGTGTATAAAAAGACTGATCCGTAAGGTGATTCAACATAGATGGCTGGTGCTCCGTCAATCGTTTGTGATCCCGAGGGGTTAAGGATTACAGAGTTAGCCGACGAAGCTTGCCCGGACTCGTCTTTTACTATTAAAGTTTGTCCCGCAGAAAAATCTGTGGCATTAAATAAAATACTTGTCGGTACTGACGACACACCAATAATATAATTCTCTGACGATGCTGTATGACTTGATGAAACTGATACCCTGCTGTGTACGAGTCCGCCATTAACTGTTAGGCTATTGTCATTAACGCTATAAGATACTTTTGTTGTCCCGCTAATTTCGTTTGTTATTGGGTTATCAACTCTAAATTGTAAAGATCCAATTGGTCCGTCGCCGGCCATAATTGCTGATGCTGTAACGTTTGTAAGATATCTTCCGTCGCCATAATAAAAAGATGCTGATACATGTGTGGAAGCAGACACCGTTGTAAATATACCCATGCTCGCAGATAATAAAGAGGATCCGTCTGCTGATACCTCACCAAGCGTAGCGATAACTTCATTGCTCTGGGGCCCATTAACAATTTGAATTGATCCGGAAATTTTAAGAGGCGAGCCACCAACTACGACACCCTTTACGGTCAAGTCTCCGGCAATAAAAACATCCGAAGATGCCGACACGTTTCCAATAACTGTTAATGAGTGTGAGGGCGCATCTGTATTAATTCCCAAACGCCCAGAAGAGGGCAAGAAAGTTAAATTAGCAGAGCCCGTAAATACGCCGGCGCCTTGCTGGAACTGTATAGAGCCAGTTGGCCCAACAGCATTTGCGCCAGCAGCACTAATAGTAAGTGTATTGTTCGGACCATTGTCTGTTAGGGTGATACCCGTACCGGCTGACAATCTTCTCTCGTTTGGTAATCTAACTTCTGAATTAACTGTTATATAAGTTGCGTTAAGTGGAGGATAAGGCGCCGGTCTTGGTGCTGGTTGAGAAACATCTGTTTCTTCTTGTTGTTGTAAAGTTGGACGATCAATGCCTGGGATTACTCTGAATGCGCCTTCTCGTGCTTTCACGCATTCTGCACTGATTTGGAATTTATGTTCTACCTGCCCAAAGTAATAGCGAGTGTCATTATAAGTCTTTACAATCTCATAGAATACATCGCCGTACTGAACATAATCACCAACACGAACATAAAGATTTTGATCTTCTACAAGTCTACGACGATGAAAGTTAACAGTTAGTTTGGTTTGGTATTCATAACCATACTTTGTGTTGGTCTGGTCATTTTGGACCTCAACGTATGCGAATACACGAACAGGCGGCAAAGATACTTTTTCTTTTGCCTCGCCGTAAATATCGTTAAAGTTTGATTCTTCAATGCTTATGGGATAATAAGCAATGGTCTGACCAAGAACTCTTTCAGCAAGTTCGTCATTAACTTGCTTTACTAGGTCTCGCTCTTTCTGACCGAAGAACATTGGAGCGGGAGGTGCCGCTGGTCTTGTCCATTTATTCTTTGGATCGGACATTCACTCGTTACTCCTTTAAGGTCTGGTTACCGCTTCCTTAACTCTAAATAGACCTCTTCGAGCGCGAACACACTCGGCACTTACTTGAAACTTGTGCTCTACTTGTCCAAAGTAATATCTTGTATCATTATAGGTTTTTACTATCTCGTAAAATAAATCGCCATACTGAATAAAATCCCCAGCACGAACAAAAAGATTTTGATCTTCCACTAAACGACGACGATGAAAATTGATTGTAAGTTTGGATTGGTATTCATATCCATACTTTTCGTTTGTCTGTTCGTTATCAACGATTACGTATGCGTATACGCGCACTGGTGGAAGCGTAACTTTATCTATTGCCTCGCCGTATGTTGAGTTGAAATCAGTATCTTCCATACTGACAGAATAATAAGCGACTGTCTGCCCAACAACTCGCTCGGCTAACTCATCATTGACTTGTTTTACAAGGTCGCGTTCGTTTTGCCCAAAGAACATTGGGGGCGGCGGCGCATCTGGCTGCGTCCATTTGTTCTTTGGGTCCGACATGGGTTACTACCCCACTAGTGCGTTAAGAGAGCCAGACCAGTTGGAACCAGAAGGAGAGACGGCAATATTGTCAATTTTTTCATTTTGAATATGCGTCAATCCAGCCATGACTGAAACAGCACCAGAGGCTCCTGATAGATGCAGTTGTGTAGCCTTAATGTCAAATTTTGGGGTTACCACAGCACCTTGAATTGTAAACTTGTTTGCATTTAGAACGCCGTTTAACGAGAAGCCCACATGGCATACAGCCTGATCGGCAACACTAATAGAAATCCAACTTGTTACAGAAGGAAACGTAAGGGAAACATTACCACTTGACAAGTCGAGCGCCCCTGTGACATATGGAACTCCTGATACTTGAAATGAGGCTGCGTTCCCGAGCCCTGGTGTGTAATTATACGTTGACATTTATGATTCTCCGTTATTAAATAGTAAATTAAAACAAGATTACCTAAACAATTTCTCTTGTTCTTTTCTTACCAGCTTTTGTTGCTCTCGGATTGCCTTCTGTCTTTTCAATCTTTTTGTGATAGAAGGCTTGATATGATAATCGGTTTTCTGTCTATATTCCTGAACAATCTTTTGCTTCTTGCATTTGCGATTAAAACGACGAATTAGTCTTTCATCCGACTCGCCTCGTTTCTTAACTACTTTAAGATTAACAGCCATTTTACTACTCTCTTTCTTTCATTTCGTTCATATGAGCGTTCCAGTTTCTGCCCACGGCTCCAAAGAGTTTTGCAATATCCACGCCTGGGTCATTCGGTGCCTGACCAGACATAGGGGATGTTTGTGTAGACGGAGCCGCTTGTGCAGGTGCTGGTGTTGTTCCTTCAAACAAATCAACACCGTTGTAAGCAGAACCACCAATGGCAGCCATTAGTTTTCTTTTATGTTCTTTAAGTTTGCCGGTTTGCTCTTTGGAGAAAGCGTTTGCTTTCATCCTTTCCATAGCGGGGTCTATTTTGGGTTGTGGTGTCTTTGTCTCAACAATAGTTTGTGAAGACATTCCCTTTACAACCTCGGCAATGATTCCGGAAATCAAACCATCTTCAAGAAGTGACTCTTTAATGCACTCTTGAACAATAGGTTTTATTAGTTTTTTGAACTCTGACTTTTTCATTTAATACCTGTTATTTCTTTCCATCGATTTTCGTATAGCTCTTCAATCATACGCATAGCGGCTGGTCCAACAATAATCTTAGATTCTTTTAGACCACCTTCCAAATAAGAAATAAGCTGTTTGGCCACTGCTTCAATGTTTTCACGATCTGCCTTGGTCAGTCCACGATTAGCTAATGCTTTTTTAGCAGCGCGCTCAATAGTTCCTTGCCGTAAGCCTAATTGGTTTAAGGCGACCATAACTTCTCCTGGCTTTAGATTTTTCAATCCTGATGGAGGCGCCGGGCTCGGAGCAGCGACCGGGGCGGGGGTTGCTGGTGGCGTAGCGGGTTTCGAGACAGGCGCCGCTGCCGCCGGGGCACCGGTCGAAGAAGGTGATGGGGAAACAGTCGCTGGCATGATGGACTTTGCCACTGGGCTAATATCCAAGGCGCTGCGCCTGAACAGACCTGACAACTGATTGAAAACTTTGGGGTCCTTTTTTGCAACAGCATCCAAAAATACTTTAAGCTCCGGAGCTTTCTGACTGGTGATCACTACATCTCCCTCGCCAGTGAAAAGGCGCTCGTTTTCTTTAATGGCAAAGCCTTCGTCTTCAAGTATCTTTGTAAGCTCATCTACAATAACATTACGCTCTGCACCATTGAGTTGTATTCCCGTCATTTTGGATGCAGAGGCTAGTCCCCTCATAATGGTTGCTAGCTCGGCGGCTGGGTATTCTTTGGAGCTTTTCTTCTTTTTTCCAAAGCCAAAAATCTCATTTACTTCCTCATTAATAATTTTTTGCAACTCTTCTTTAGAGATTTTCATTTTTAGTCTCCTGTAATGTTGTTTATAAGATTTATAATCTTATTGTTCTTTTCAATTTGCTCGTTGACAAGTCTACCTTCGGACAAAGACATAAAAGCATTTGGAGTTGAGGGCTCAGACACGATGTCAAAACAAATCAACTGGAAGTCGTCTTCAACAATGGTCTTGCCCATTCTCTCGCTGACCGAGCCCATACCACGGGAAGAGATGCCAATCTTAACACCAGCGTTTACCAAGGATCGTAGAATCTGACCAGACGGCGTATCAAGAACTTTGCACTTGGCCATTACTTCCGGACCATTCATCCAGATGTCTGTAACCATATGCGAAACGTTTGCAAGGTTTATAATAGAAGACTCTGGATGGTCAAGCTCGCCTAGAGCGCGCCGATCGTCTACAATATCTTTGTATCTTTTTACTTCTCTTTTCAGCACAGACTCTGGGTAAAGGCGACCGTTACCATTTGGTAGGTCAGCGTGCTGACAGCGACCAGTCAACATCATGCCACCTTCTCTAACAAAGCTCTTTTCAGCCTCTGTTAGAAGGTCTTGGCAGATGCCACCTTCGCATAGTTCATAAAATTCTCGTAGTAGTTTAGCCATCGTCGTCCTCTCAAAAAGATTTAACGTGGGGGCTTTCACCCCCACATAAATTCAACTGCCGGAGCAGCAGCGGCGCACGGGCTGGATTTGCCACTTTTTCATGATTCACCTCCTTTATGGACCAATTTGATCCCGAAATCATTTACCACCATACTCAGCAAGTATGATGTTCCAGCGCTAATACACCCGCAAATAAAAGCATTTACAAGTGTACGATCAAAATTAAATAGTTCTGTATATGGACTTATGCCCCAGAGAAACACTCCAACCCAAAATCCCATACACAAACAACAGTGAAATAAACGTCCGAAGCCACCCCAAGCAGAGCAGGCTGGTCGTATCTTATTGAAGATGTGTCCGTGAACAATAATGAAGGTCATGCCGTAAGCGGCAAGGACAAAATGTAATAGTTCCATTAAATCTTCTTTCTATTTTAATCTATTTCGACTTCTTCGCCGGGGAGTCCTTGCTCGAAAGCATCGGCTAAGGCAGCAAGCGCTTGTTCTTCGGTGAGTCCCGCCTCTATTAGTCCTTGCGTAATCTCATCCGGGGATTGTCCAACCCTTGTTGCGTTGAGAATATACTCAACGACTTCGTCGTTCTCGTCGGGAAGAGGATCCTCATCAAAGTCTTCATTAAGGAATCTCTTCCAGCTTTCCATTATAAGTTTCATTAGTATCTGTTCCTTAGTGGGGAGTAGTAGTAGCCAGGACGCATAGAGCCCTTCTCGGCATACTGTGGGACTTCGCCGTATTCGGTGGAGTCGCGGTCGGATGGATGTGTGTACATATCCTCCAACTCTCTCTCGTACTGATCAGCAATTTGCTCATGTGCTGCTTCGTACTGAATAAACTCTGCGATTACAAATGTAGCGGCTTGTAAAGGGTTGATATCGTCATTAGCATAAATCTTTCCCTCCAAGGAACGGAATACGTTTCCGCCTTGGATTGAAGAACGGTCAACAATGCCTTTGTCCGCTAGCAACTCTAAAAGACGATCTTGATAATCGTATACATCGTCTGATATGGTTGACTTTGGAACAGTTGTGACTTTCATTTGCTTAGGCATAACAGCAATATCAATCTTGTTGTGATCCATAATAAGAAGCGAACCATCCAAAGCTCTGCGGGCTTTGAGTTCTACTGTTGCTTGCGGACCACCGACTTTGATTTTAATCATTTTGTGTTAGTTCCTCAACAAGTTCTTGTGTCTTGAGGATCTTATTTAGATCGTTGTCCGCAAACTCGCGCTTGCGGAACTCTTCAAGGTACTCGGATACTTCATTTAGCTTTTGCGAAATGAGAGGTTCGACAGTATTTTGACTCGCGTCACTAATTAAGCTTTTAAGCCTTTCCAATTCTTCGTTCAAGTAAATACGAAGTTCGAACCCGTCATCTGCAAAGCTTGTGATGTATTGGTTAAGAAGATCTTTTTGTTCTTTTAGAAGGTTAGTGTATTTGTCATTAAACTTCTTGATAAAAGAGTTGTAAGTTAGGTTGTCCAAAGACTCCATTTTGTTAGACTCGGTAAGTGTCTGTTCGGCACTCATCGAATCTACGATTGCCTGCTCAAAAAGAACTTTGCTTTTGACAGGTGTCTTTGTGTTGAAGATAGCATTTACGGAAGCAAGAGACTTAAAGTTTGGAACAAAGTTAGACCAAACGTCCTGTCCTAGTTGTTTATTGATAGCAGCAATCATTC